ACAGGTTACTACCAGTTACTACTATAAAAAAGTCATAAAAAAATAATCTTTAAATTCTTATGATCGTCAATTTGAATTTCTTTAATGACAGATCTCCAGAGCTGACGGCGTTCTGCCGGTTCCAGCGTCTTATATATCGAATCAAGATCCATTTTCAAGAGTTTCTTGATTGGAGCTAGATCTTTCTGATTCTGGTTGCGTGGAAGATCTTCCAATTCTTTCATATATTTCTCTTTATCCATTTTTAATTCATCCATGGTGATTATGTCGTTTATGTACAGATCTTTCAGTTTATCAATTTTTTTCAGAAGTGTAGCTCTCCGGGAATCATAATCAACAATCTTTGCACTTGCAATCTCATATTCTGCAATATGCTCCTGCAGGAGATCTTTGACATTTATAAGCAGGTATTTTTCTATATATGATTCGGGAACCATCTTACGGTTGATACAACGCTTATTAGGATAAGCCCCATGACATTTGTAGTACGGATATTTGTAAAAACCACCGGCTTTTTTCTTTGCTTTTTGTGTAAATCCAGAAAAAGCCTGACCACAGTGAGCACAGCGAAGCAAGCCACTAAACACATAACTGTATTTTTGACTGCTTTTGATATTAATAGCAAGCAGTTCCTGCACACGCTCAAACAGATCTGCCGGAACGATAGCAGGACAGTAGTGATCGTTGTCCCGGAACACACCGGTATATTTTTTGTTTTTCAAGATAGCCTTTTTCAAATTATCCTGAGTCATAATGATTCCCATGTCGCGCTCCATGTGCAAAATGGTTTGATTCAGTGAACCACACTCAGCATAAAACTGAAAGATATGCAGAGCTTTGTCGGCATCCTGATTAAGTACCAGGTGCTTATTATCAATGGAATACCCAAGCGGAACCTTTCCGGATAAAACTTCCCCTTGGCGGTATTTATAATCGAACACATCCCGGATCCGGACAGAATCGTTTTCTGCTTCCAGCTCCGCAAAGGTCATGGACTGTGCGACGAAAGCCCGGCCATGTGGCGTGGTTGTGTCAAAGTACGGCTGATCGACAGCAAGCCAGTCGCAGTGATTCGCTTCGAGAATCGCCTGCGTATTCAAATAATGTCTCAGACTACGGAACCAGCGATCAAGTTTAGTAAATATAATCAGATCCACGCGTCCAAGTCGGACATCATCAAGCAGCTGCTCAAAGTCCCCACGCTTGATTTTTCTTCCGGAGATACCGTCGTCAATGTAAACACCGGCAAGAACCATATTTTCTTTAGATACAATATAGTTCTTACAGGTAGAGAGCTGTTCGTCAATGCTGTCTCCTTTTTTCGCTTGCCGGTCCGTGGAGACACGTACATATATAGCAACATTTGTTATACTCATAGTATCACTCCTTAAAAATGGGTATAAAAAATACACCTATGCAGGCGTATCAGTTCATGCTATAATCAAATTGTTCGGAAAAGATTGTAGCATCAACTGATAGCTGCAAAAGATTCACACAAAGTCGTCCTGGTGTGCCAGCACTGGGGCGATTTTTATTTGCAATGTTCGAAATAATATACTAACTGTTCCTCTTTCGTCATATCTCCAGATATATCCACTGTATCTTTATTTTTATAATCTTCAATATAATTTCCTGGTTCATTATAAGAAAAATAATGACCATCAGAAAGACTAATCAAAGTAGGACCAGATTCAGGACAATATATACAGGAGCTTAAACTGTATTTGGAAAGAACGTCATTTGAACTATTCTCTCCTTTCGCATAATTAAAAGAGATTGTTAAATAGTCACCAGATTCCTTTTTATATTTCTGAGCTGTACATCCGTCTGTAAAAGCAACCTGCAATTCACGACTGCCATTGTATTTTTCTTCTGAATACGGGAGTTCGCTATCTTCTATCAATAGAACAACGTCTGAGTATGACATATCAGGCGTGATTGACAAATACAAGGATTGAAGACCGTCCAAAGTGTAACCGGATAAAAGATTGTCAGCAGAATCTACTGCCTGGTCTTGATCGGCAACATTTTTGGAGCTGGCCCATACAGGAGCCGGAGAAGCTGCCATAATTCCACACAGCAGCAGAGCGAGCATTTTCTTTCTCATGTAGTGCCTCCTTAAATGGAAAAATTTACCGGTAGTATTATGACGAACCTCCACTTTATAATGTTTCCTGCACCCAGCTGTTACTAATAACGGGAAGGTGTGGGAACAATGATGAAAAGAAAATACATACATTATGGCAACTGTAAAATATATGCTTTGTATTATCACAGCAACAATACTATATATATTAATCTTAACTTTAATTGGGGAACTCAAATCATAATACTTAAATAGTTAGTTGCAGCTGGGTGTGTTTCACCCAGCATTTGAATTTTCATCACCTGTAACAGGTGGGTGCATAATTTCTAATTCTTCTGGGCTGTCTGGAGCACCACCAGCACCCATAAGATTCTCTTTAAAGTGATTCAGGATCTGTCTCCGGATCGCTGGATCGATTTCAAAATAAGTCTTAATGATTTCCTTTTCAAGATCTGTCGCATTATGCTGCGCGGCAAATTCATCAAGACTGAATGTCTCTGGTTGTATGCACATAGGTTCTGTGCCATTTCGCAACCATTCTTCTGTAACTCCAAATTCTGTAGAAATTAATTTTATTATATGTTCTTTTACTTCTACACGTCCGCGTTCCAGATTGTTGATTACGTCTCCACTAACTCCAATGCGTTCGCCAAAGGCTGCGCGAGACAGACCTTTTTTCTCACGCAACAACCGTATACGTTCGTTCAAATCAATACCTCCTTTCTGCTTAATAAAAATATAACACGTTAAAATTGGTTAGTCAACCAAAAAAGAACGAAAATTTTATACAAATGGTTGACATACCAAAATATGCATGATATATTTAGGTAACCAAATAAAACCAAATGGCAAACCAAAAAGGAGCACAACATAAATGGCAATCACAAGAGAGGTAGATACGGATGTATATTGCGATATTTGCGGCAAATGGGTTATAGGCTGGAGATCCGACAATGATGGAGTTAGCAGGGCATGGGCCGCTAAGTATGCGAGAAAGAAAGGATGCACAGTTGGAAAGAAAATCATCTGTAAAGAGTGCAGGATAGAGAAGCGGATCCAGACATGCAGCATACAGCAAAAGATTGGAAATGCAGGAAGAGACAGCGATGGAACCTGTATGGGATTCGGAGGTGAAGCATCAGATGAACCACTGGAAAAGTGTAAACAGTGTATAGCATGTACATCATACCAATGGAAAGAAGAATAGCCGAAACGGTCAACAATGACCGTCTGGACACGATGGCAACGTGTTCACTGATGAGGTAAGCCAGAAAGGGGCGAAAGATATGTCACAGAAGAATATGGAAGTAATGTTAAGCATGGAAGACAAAGCCGAAGCCGAAGAACTGACAGCGTTTCTGCAGTCTGTAAACATCACAAAGCAGACACTGATGGATACATTCCTGAAAGGCGTCAAGGTGGGTGCAAGCATGTCGGCTCAGAAAAAGCCGGCATAAGGGAGGGACGACCTTGATTGAAAGATGGAAAGATATTCCAGGATATGACGGCAAATACCAGGCGAGCACAGAGGGGAACATCCGGAGAACTTTGAAATCCGGACAGTTTCGCAGCATGACTCCCTATCACAAAAAAATGAAAGGGAGTCAGCGCCTGGTTGTGAAGCTCACAAAAGACGGAAAAGCGAAAGAGGAGATAGTTCTCTCCCTGATTGCAAGGACGTTTTTAGGACCTGTTCCTGACGGTGCGGTTCCGTATCATAAGAACGGAATGCAGTCTGAGAATCACATAAACAATATAGCATACATACCCAGACAGGAACTTGGAAAGCTGACCGGTTACAGTTCCAGAAATAAAATAGTCGTGAAATTGGACAGTTGCGGACAGGATGTGGGATATTACAGATCTGCGAGAGAAGCAGCGAAAAAGAATTTTTTGAGTCGACAAGCTATCACTGATCGTTGTAACGGGAAAACAAAACGCGGACCGGCTCCGGATGGATACGAATATGCCTGGGACAACAGCGAAGCAAGCCGACGCAAAGCAATAAGACGCCTGGAGCTGGCTGGCGGATATACACCAATGCCGACAGCTCCTGCAGTAGAATTTGAGTTTTAGGAGGGGAAAGAAGATGGAAACACAAGGAACATTTAACGCGGTAAGGTTCTACGAAACTCTTGCCGCGATCCTCTCAAAGAAGCATGGCGTTGAGATCGCCGTAAAGGTGAAGGAAAAGCCAAAAGAAAAAGAGGAAACAGCTTGAACTATGACAACTACATAAGGAGATAAGAAATGGAACGAAAAATAATAATTTCATTGGTATCCGGGTACCTGGTTTCTATGCTGCCGATCTGGATGATTGGCAGCAGAATGCAGGAAATCATCCTGACATTTGCAGTATCTTTCTGTATCCTCTCCGGCCTGATCTGGATTGAGGAGAGGATACAGGACATGAAAAAAGCCCTCACGTCCGCCAACGTGAGAGCAAAAAGAAAAAACAACCTTTTCAAATAGTATAAAGAAAATATGGGGAAATGTCAAGGAGGATTGAAGATGTTAAAAACAGACTATAAAGGATTCGGAGAATTTATGGAAAAAATCAAAACAGCAGGAGAAGAAGAAACAAGAACACTATGCGGAATACGACAGCAGATGTGGCTGAACGAAATTTCCGATTTTATTTTTCCAACTCCGGTGGGAGATCTTCCGTTCTTAATCAATGCGTTGGAGACATTGGCACAGACAATTAAAAAAACGAATCCGGAAGCGGAAGATTGCGCGAGAAAAATTATTAACGGAGTTGGCTGGGAAGTGCAGACAGAAACAATCAACAAGAACATGAGCGAAGCGGCTGCAAAAGCATGGCACGAATCAGTTAAGAATAACAAAAGTATTATGTAAACTAAAAGGCAACACCGGATCCTTGAAAAGTTAATGAAAGTAAGCCGAAAAAGCAGGGGAACGAAAGCCCCTGTTGCTTACTTGCTAAGAGTATTAAAGATGGATTCAAAACAGGGGATACGATAATGAGTTACATGTGTAAAAGAATGAGGTTCCGGAATGCCATAGAGGTGTATGAATATCACACGGCAAAGTATGGAGCACCAGGACAGGAGAGGCAGGAGAAAAAGAAAGCCACTCCGGAACAGATGGCAAAGAGGAACAGATACAACAGGGAGAGGTTGGCAAGGTGGAAGATCCGGAACAATTTTGATGTAGATGATTATTTCACAAGATTATCATACGAGAAGGACAAAAGACCGGAATCCATGGAAGAAGCAAAGGAAGACTGGAAAGCATTTCTGCAGATACTCAGAAGGGAATACAAGAAAAGAGGAGCAGAACTGAAATGGATGCGGAATATAGAAGTCGGTACAAGGGGAGCCTGGCACATTCACATCATAGCGAACAGGATTCCTGACACGGACGTTATTCTTGCGAAAGCGTGGAAACACGGACAGATACAGAATCAGCTTCTGTATCAAAAAGGCGAGTTTGAGAAACTGGCCAACTACATAACGAAGACACCGGAGACGGACAAGAGACTGAGAGAGGCAAACTATTCCGCATCACGCAATCTTCCAATTCCGGAGCCAGAGAAAAAAGTATATAAACACTGGAAAACATGGGGAAAAGTCAGAGTGCCGAAGGGCTGGGAGGTGGAAAAAGACTCATTGCATGAAGGCGTGAATGATCTGACAGGCTACCAGTACCGATCTTACACTCTGATTAGAACAGTTCGACTGCCAAAACAGGAAAAGAAGAAAGCAAAGAAAAAGAGGGAAAGGGCATGAAGGTAAACATATATCTGGAGACAGATAAACAGTCTCAGGAATGTATGCAGCGTAAATATGGGTACGTGATCGAAACGATATTCAAAGGCACACCGATAACCAGAGAGGGATTCGGAAGCATTGAGGGGACATATCACAAGACGAACCTGCAAGCCCTTATAAAAGCCCTGGGACATTTTCACAAAGAATGTGAAGTATGCGTATATACAAGAGACGCATTTGTTGCAACGCGGATTCTGAAAACTGACGACATGATGGCAGCAGGATTCAAGGATACAAAAGGAAAACCGATAAAGAACGCCCAGGAGTGGGAGAAAGCCTGCAAGAAGCTGCAGGAGTGCAAGATCACAATATCCTCACATACTGGGAAACATACATACTCAGCATGGTTACAGGAGGAAATGAAAAAACGTGAAGCCGGAGGAGATATGGGGAAAGGGATGGAGCCTGAGACCGGAACAGAATCCGGAAGAGATGGAGTATCTGGGCGAGATCATTAAATCCGGATACAGATTCACATATTACAAAGACCGGAAAGGAGGGATTTACTTTGAAAGCGAACCAGAAGGAGGAAAACCTGAGTGGATGCGGCGCGCCGACGAAGAACGAAAGCGAAGGAATAGACACAGACATTGAAGCCTTGAAGAGTTACATCTGCGACAATATCTGTCAATACAGAGAGAAGACGGATAGCTATGAAGCATTAGAGTATTATTTCTGCAGTTCGTGCGAAATGAGTAAGCGCACAAGCAAAATAAAAGCAGAATATGACAGAATCAATTCTTTTGACAATAGCCAGGCAGTACAACTTATGAACAAATACAAAAACATTGTGCTCTGCGAAGAATGTGAGGACAGATGGTACTCAAAGTCAGATGAGGCAAGCTATTGCTGCAACATAGACGGGATATGCAGAACCTTGAAACCCGGAGATGGATGTAGCTGTGGAGAAAGAAAAGAATAGAGAAAAAGGGGAAACGATTATGAGAACAATCGCAGTAATAAATTTAAAAGGCGGAGTAGCAAAAACGATAACATCAAACAGCGTCGCATATATTCTTGCAAGCCAGGGAAACAGAGTTCTCCTGGTGGACAATGACAAGCAGGGAGACGCGTCACGCGGATTAAACCGACGTACCCAGGACGGGGAAGGAATTGACCGCATTATGACAGCCAGACATCCGGAAGACTGGATGAATAAGCTCATTAAGCACACAGATTTTGAAGGTCTGGATGTCCTCCCGGCAAATATGCGTCTGCTTAGTGCAAATCAGGCGGTTATGTTAGATCAGACGCGCCCGCAGCAGTTCCGTATCAGGGACGCTCTTGAATGCGTGAAAAATCAGTATGATTTTTGCATTATTGATAACGCTCCGGACATCAACGTGTCTACGATTAATGCTTTGACAGCGTGTGATGATGTACTGATTCCAGTTGAGATTGACGACAATACAACCGAGGGATTGCCGGAGCTGGTGAGCCAGATCGGATACACAAAAGAAGACCTGAACAAAGATCTGGAAAATTTCTGGATCTTTATCACGAAGTACGACAGAAGAAACGAAGCCCAGAGACAGGGGCTGGAAATGATCCAGGCAGCAGGCTATCCAATGCTAAAGACAAAAATAAGATACTCAAGAAAGGTATCTGAAAGCACATACGCAAGGATACCGATTCCTCTGTATTCTCCGCGCTCACTGGCAGCGAAAGACTATGAAGATCTTGTAAACGAATACATAACTGCAGTGAAATAAGCAAAGGAAGGAGAGGAGGACTAATGGCTTTTAATCTTGTCGATATGGTAAACAAACGTCCAAAGCAGGTACAGCAGGAAAATACAAGCGATACCGTATACAGAGACGTGTTCGAACTTGTCCCGTCGAAAGAAAATTTCTACGGGACAGACCCGGACCGGCTCCAGGGGCTGAAAAATTCAATTCAGCTGTTTGGAGTAATGCAGGATGTCCTGATCGAGGACGTAAACGGGGAAGATCACATAATTTCCGGACACTGCAGGACAATGTGCTGCAGAATGCTTGTAGAGGAAGGGCATGAGGAATTTAGAAAAATTAACTGCAAATACACGACAGTTAAGGACGATACCAGAAAAATGTTTCTGGAGGATGGCGAAGAAGACCATGAGACAACGCAGCTTCTTGAAAAACTGGCAGTTATCCAGGCAAACCGGTTCAGAGAAAAAACGGACTGGGAGAAGATGAAAGAAGCTCTTGAGACAGAAGAAATTATAAAAGGCTTGCGAGAACTCACAGAGCTGAAAGGCAAAACAAGGGACATGGTGCGGGAGACGATCGGAGTATCCGGAACACAGATGGAAAGATACCATGCAGTTCAGAAGAAACTAAGCCCGGAATGGATGAAAGAGTTTCAATCCGCAAAAATTAACATCACCGTAGCCCGCGAACTTGCAGATCTGGACGAAACATACCAGAAAAAGGCAATGGAACACTATAAGGACCATGACGGAATTACAGGAGCAGAGATCAAAGCATTTAAGAGCCTGCAGGAGAATAACAGAGACATTCCTGGACAATTCACGATTGAACAGGCGACAGGGCAGCAGCGACCGCCAGAGAACGACACACCGGTACAGCCAGAGCTACAGATAGAAAGATTCTTCGAAGCCTTAAATAAAGGCGAAAGAGAAAGAGTCCTCAAATGCGACACGAGAATGGCTGCATACTTAATCAGTATCCGGTACCGGGATGTCAGGATCAGAAACGGACATTTCAATTATCAGACAGGGAAAGAGGGAATCGTTTTTAATCCGGATGATACAATGCAGCATACACTCACATGGAATGAGCTGGCAGAAGAACTGGTGAAAAGATTCGGGAAAAAGCAGAAACCGGTGAAAATGGCGTCCATAGATGCGCCGGAGAGACCAGAAAAGAACAATTCGAGAAAATGTATTCATAGAGATGGTTATAATTGTACACTTTCAGGAGCGAAGAAAGCGGCAGCAGGAGACGGAATTATTTGTATTGGAACGTGCTGCTGGAATTGTGAAGATCACAGCGAATGTGGGTACGAGTGTAATTCATCAGCACATAGACCAGAGGAACCGGAAAAGAGCTGCTTTTCGGCAGCAGAAGCACCGGACAATAAGCAGCAGGAACATATTGTTGAAGATAACAAAACGCCTGAAAACGATTCTGTTGAAGTCAACAAGATCGCGGAGTGTTCCAGTGACACATTACCGGAAATGAAAAATAACGATCAGCGTAAGGCATGGCTCAGAGCCTACAAAGACTGGGGACTCTGGTATGAGGATAAAAACATAGGCGTCAAATATTATAAATACGATTTCCAGAACGGAGCACGACTGATTGTGGAAGAATATGCACCGGATCCAGGAGAACAAAAAAGCTGGTGGGTGTCAAGAATGACAGAAACATATTACATGCACCTAGTAGGCGGACCTGAACCGGATCGAGTTGGCGGAGTGCCAAAATGGACATATCATGCACGCTATGATAAATTTCCAAACTCAGAAACCGAATTGTGTGAGTTCTTAAAAGGTTTACAGAAGTAGCGGGAGGAATAAAAGATGCAGGAAAAGGCGCTTGTTGCTCACTTAGAGTTACATAAAAAAGTAGTAAAAAACGCCTGGATACTCAGTTACGAGGGCCGCAAGGTCCTTGTGATTGAATTTCAGGAGACTGTCACAGAAGATGAAAGCATTGCGTATATCTTCGCCCTGGCTAAAAGCCTGGTATCAGGAAAAGGCAGCGAAACACTCAGCCCGGAGCTGATGAAGATGGTAAAAGGAACCTATGTCCGGATTCTGGACGAAGAAATGAAGAAACTTATTGATAACGGAATCGAAATGTAGGAATAAAGAATGATGTTCAAAGGAGACAGGAGACATGGACGGTACGGCAACAATTAGCTTAGACACACTGGACGAACTGAGAGAAAAGGCAGAAGAGGCACGATTGGCAACGAACCGGAGCAAGAAGTTCACAAGCAAGCTGATGGACTGCTATGAGTTCGATACAGAGAAATACAACAAAGCACTGAAAGAGATTGACAACAAAGAAGGCCTGACAGACAAGCAGTGTTCAAAACTGATTAGAGAAGCGATGGTGAAACATCTGAAAATTGTAGTGGATCCGGAGATGCTGAAAGAACTGATCCGGTGACCTGATATTAGAGAATGCGACAAGCGGAGAAATTAGAGAAGAACTGCATTGCACAACAGCGCAGGTCAACAACGCCAGAACCTCTGGAGATCACATTTTCGGAGAATACAAAGTAGAGGAGATTGACAGGAAATTAAGCAGAAAGACGGATTTTGACCTGCTGAGAGAATTTGAGTCCGTCTGCGATCAGCTGTTAGGCAGCAGGAAAGGAAAGAAATGAATAAGAGACAGAAAAAGAAACTATACAAGCAGGAAATCGGCAAAAATCCGCCGAAGAAAATGAAGTATTCCGGGAAAAGCTATCACCGGGCAATAAACAAGCCGTGGGGAGGAAAGAAAACGACAGTAAACTACTCCTGGGACTGCGAGAAGCTGAAAGAAATTGTAACACAATTCACAAAAGCATGGACCGGTAACGGGGTAACGATAAGAAAGGCAGCGGATGCACTGATAAAACTGTTTGCAGGCATAGGAATCAACATTTCCGAAGTTCCGGAAAGTTCATACGCAGTAAATACGAGAAATGTGGTAAATACAACAAAAACATTGACAGCACACCGCAGAAAAAGAGGTGAATGGAATTGAACTATGCAACAGCAGAGGCGGAGGACAACAGAGAGAAGATCCTGAAATTCATTGTTAAATACATAAAGCGGCACTGTTATCCACCGGCTACTTATGAGATTGCGGCAGATACAGGACTGTCAAAAGCAACAGTTAGACGACATATAGCAATGTTGCTGGAGGATCGCATCCTTGAGACAGAACATCCGGGAGATTCAAGAGCGTATCGCATCAAAGATACAAAAATAGTAATGGTAAAGGAGAAAAAGACAAATGGAAATGATAATTCAAAATGAAACCGGTAATTTTACACTGCATGTACGGATCTCAGACTCGAAAGAATATGATTTCCTCAAGGATGTGACAGAACTGGCACGAAAGTATGATTTCGAAAATGATGATTTTGAGATTGAAGATCCGGAAAAGGAAACAGATCAGGTACCGGAGACAACGATTAGCGAAGCTGCAGAAGAATACAAAGGATTTTTACATATTCGTTGCGAAGAATGTGGAGAGACAATCTCGTACAACGCAAAAGAGCCAAAGACACAGCACAAATGTAAGAAATGCGGACACGTAACACAGCTTAGAGCTTTAAAACCAATGTATGCAGAGTGCAAAGCCTGCGGAAGTTCATGGAAGTACATGACAAACAGAAACACTGCAGAACTGACGCAGGAATGCTTACAGTGTGGAAATTTGATCGACATGGAAATGAACTCACGCCGCACAGCATATGTAACAAAAACGAAACGGGGGGGGCAAGACCTCCAAGAAATAGATTCAAGAGGAGAATGTGATGAATAAAGTAATTTTAATGGGACGTTTAACCAGAGATCCGGAAGTGCGCTACGCTTCCGGAGACAACCTGGCAATTACCAGATATACACTTGCAGTAGACCGGAGATTCCATCGTGACGGCGAAGCAACCGCAGACTTCATCAATTGCGTGACTTTTGGCCGCGCTGCGGAGTTTGCAGAGAAATATCTGCGACAGGGAACTAAAATTGTTGTTTCTGGACGCATCCAGACCGGCAGCTACACGAACCGAGATGGACATAAGATCTACACAACAGAGATCGTAGTAGAGGAACAGGAATTTGCTGAAAGTAAATCATCTGGAGACAATGGAGCAGCTTACTATCCGCCAAAACAGACACCGCCGCCGGCTCCTGCGGACAGCGCAGATGGATTTATGAACATTCCGGATGGAATAGAGGAAGAACTGCCGTTCAGCTGAGAAAGGAGCAATAATGGACGCTATTGAAGTAAAAGTGAATGTTAATCAGAGAAGACAGACACGTTGGTTGAAAGACTATCACGAAAGTTACAGAAAAAAGCTGGAGGAGAGAAAGAATGCAGTCATTTCCGAAGCAGAAAAAGAAAAAAAGGAGTAAAAAGAAAGAGCCGGAAAGGCCGAGTATCATGCACAGCAGAGAAAGCGGCACTTGTTATCTCTGCATGAAGCTACACAATGATTACAGACGACATCCGGCGCTCCAGGAGCATCACATTTTTGGAGGGTGTCCGAATCGGACACATTCAGGACACTATGGATTGAAAGTATATCTCTGCAATGTGCATCACCTGGCAGGGACAGGGCTGGAGGCAGTACACTCAAACAAAAAGGTCATGGACATGCTGCATGAAGAGGGACAGAGAGCTTTTGAGGACCGGTTCGGCAGCAGGGAAGAGTTTATGAAGATATTCGGAAAAAATTTTATCATGGAGGATCATAAACATGATGGACATTAACGACGTTAAGAAATTAATTGATAATGTGGCACAGAAGCCATTCTTATGCAGTAATACAGAGATTACGACAGACAACGGCTATGTGATTACCACAAAAGAGCATTATGAGAAATTGCGAAAACACCGTTTGTGTCAGGCGAGAGGAAGAAAAGCTATATTTCACCGATGGACAGAACTTGCAACAGTTGTTGAACCGTCGCCGCTGGTAGGTGGACATCCAGGAGGACAAACAAATATTACACTTGCAATTGTGGAATATAAAAACGGAAAAGTAGAACAGGTATATCCAGGAGAAATAAAATTCATGGACACACAGGAATACTGGCCAGATCAAGAAAAATAATTAGTTTTAAGGAGGGCAGATATGCCAAACGTGAGACCGCTGAACAGAAAGAAATATAATATATCAAAGAGAGCTTTTCAGACCGCATACAACTATTGCTTACAGTATACAGAGTGGAAAGAGGAGCTGGCCGTAAAGAGAGACACAAGAGCCGGACAGAATCTGACTGGACAGCCGGGAGCACATAACTGTTCTAACTCAACTGCTGACGCAGCCATGGAAGCGGCCGAGATTGCACGCAAGATAAAGAAGATTGAAGACGCAGCCATGGAAGCAGTCGGAAAAGAAAAAGAGCTGTATCCATATCTGCTGTATTATGTGACAACAGAATATTGTACATTTCAGACTATGAAAGCCAGAGGCATTCCATGCGAGAGATCGTACTTTTACGAAATGCGTAGGAGGTTTTACAGTATCATAGCAAGGAGGATTAGATGATAGAATGTGATAAATGCAAGGCTCAGATGGAGCAGACTGCGAAGGAAGAACATATACCAAATACAGAATTGGACATCCAATACATTCAGTGTGAACAGTGCGGAAAGAAGTATATTGTACTGCTAAAGGATAACAAGACGAAAGGAATGTTGATTCGGATCAGGAACATGCAGGCAAGATACCGCCGTATGTTCGGGAAAGAAAACATTGCGAAAGTAGAAGCATACAGAAAGAGTATGGAGAACTTCCAGAAAACAATACAGAAGTACCAGGCGCAACTGAGAAACAATAACAAAGACAAGATAAAGGAGTATCTGTAATGCGGTACTCGAAGGACAAAATAAATGATATATTGATAACGTGGTATTCAGGAAAGCCACAGAATAATCGTTCCCCGCGAGAGAGGGCTTGCTATATGCAGGTCCTCTTTTGAGTTAGGAGGAATATGACGCAACAGGAAACAGAGTTCGTGCGCTGGTGCGTAGCGAACGACATACACAGGTTCTATGTGTGGACCAGGTGGAAGCAGGTCAGGCAGCAGGTGTTGAAGATGGATCACAATGAATGCCAGAGGTGCAGAGAACATCACAGATACACAGCAGCCACGACAGTACACCATGTAAACTACGTGAAGAGACATCCTGAGATGGCTCTGGACATATGGTATGAGTGGCATGGAGTGAAGAAAAGAAACCTTATAAGCCTTTGCCATGAGTGCCATGAAGCAGTGCATGGTTACAGAAAACCACAGAAGCAGGAACCGCTGACAGAGGAACGCTGGGACTGATACCCCCGGTCGAAAAATTTGCGATTTTTGGCGGCCGGCCGGAGACCGGTGGGTGGCCTCGACAAATCTGCGAAAGGTCGCACATGATGAAAAAATAAAAAAATAGGGGTGAAAAAATGGCCGAAAAAAAAGCGAATATATTAGAAAGCTTAAAAGAGCAGCTGAGAAAAAAACAGGCAGATATTTCCGTCTTCAAAGACCTTTTGGACGACTATATGACCCTCTATGATGTCAAAAAGAAGCTAAAAACAGATATAAAAAAGCGCGGAGTGACCTTTGAGACCACATCCGCAAGCGGGAAAGCAACGATTGTAAAACAGAACCAGTCGGTAAAAGATCTGGTTGCTGTCAACAAACAGATGCTGATGATTCTGGATAAGCTGGAGTTGACAACGAAAGAAACAATAAAGGGGGATGATGATGACGAATTGTGATCCACGCATAGAGGAGTTCATGGAGGCCGTAGAGTCTGAGAAAATCAGAGCTTCCAGGGAAGTCAAGGCACTGGTATCACACGTCAGATGTTGTTTCAAAAACGAAGACATATACACAGACAGCGAACAGCTGACGAAATATATCGGGATCGCAAAATATTTCCCGTTTGAAAAGTTATTTCCCTGGCAGATTTTTGTCGTGGGACTGCACGATTGCACATACTGGAGGGTATCAAAGACTCCACGCTGGCCGGATCTTTTCTGTATGCTCGGAAGGGGCGCAGGAAAGGACGGAACAATAGCGTGGGAATCTGCCTGCCTGGTAAGTCCGTACAACGGAATCAGGGCGTATGATGTGGACATTTGTGCAAATAACGAAGATCAGGCACTAAGACCCGTCAAAGATGTGGTGGAAGCTCTTGAAGCGCCTGAACACACGAAAAAACTAAAAAAATTTTATTACTGGACATCTGAAAAAGTGATAGGAACAGAAACGAAATCAACGATTCTGGGACGTACAAACAATCCGTCAGGAAAGGATGGTATGAGATCTGGGATGGTGGTATTTAACGAGATTCACCAGTATCAGGACTATAAGAACATTGAAGTGTTCACAACCGGACTGGGAAAGAAACCGCATCCGCGCCGGTCCTACTACACTACCCAGGGAGATATAAGAGAAGGACCGCTTGACGATATGCTTGGAACAGCGGCAGATATTCTTTTTGATGATCTTCCGGACAATGGTATGCTGCCATTTATATGCAGACTGGACAGTAAAGAAGAAGTATACGACGAAAAGAACTGGGAAAAAGCAAACCCGTCCTTGCCATATCTCCCGACATTAATGGGAGAAATGCGAAAAGAGTACAACGACTGGTTAGCACATCCGGAACGTCTCACTGCATTTATGACAAAGAGAATGAATATCCCAAGCGGATCCACAGACATAAAAGTATGTTCGTATGAGAAAATAAAGCTCACGAACAGAGAAATACCGGATCTGTCAGGGTGGACATGCACCTGCGGGATTGACTTCTCGAAGATTACGGACCTTGTTTCTGTAAATCTGCATTTCAGAGACGAAAATATCCGGTATGACATCAATCATTCATGGTTATGCAGCCAGTCAAAGGACATTCAAAGGATAAAAGCTCCTCTGGAAGAATGGAGACGGAGAGGACTGCTGACAATGGTGGATGATGTGGAGATACATCCGGAGATCATCACTGATTATATTCAGGTGGCAATGATGAAATACTGCATAAAAGGAATTGCGATTGATGATTTCCGCTATGCTCTACTTGCAGCAGCACTCCGGGAAATCGGATTCGACGCAAAAGTGTATAAAAATTTAAAACTTGTACGTCCCTCAGACATAATGAGGGTTGCAACAGTAATAGATAGTTGCTTTGCAAATGACAATTTTATCTGGGGAGACAATCCAGTGCTCCGCTGGGGGACGAACAATACAAAAATGATCCCATACGGGCGAAAACCAGGAAAGAAAGATGATGCAGATATAGGAAACTATGTTTACGGAAAAATTGAAGCAAAAAGCAGAAAAACTGACCCGTTCATGGCACTTGTCGCATCAATGACAATAGAGGATATGATCCCATATGCACAAACGGCAGCAGTGCCGGACATTGGAGTTATGACTTATTGAAAGGAGGTGAGGAAGGTTGGGATTTTCATTCAGGAATCTGATACGGGGAAAGCCGGAACCAGAACAGTCGGTTGAAAATGTGTCTCGAATTGAGATTGCAGACAATCCAATTGAGAGCATAATGACAGAAATCTATCTGAGGGAATTGGCTTTTCAGAGAGCGATTCAGATTCTTGCAAAAATGTTAGGAAAATGCGAGATTCGTACATTTCTGAATGGTGACGAAATATTCCGGGATGAATATTATACCTGGAACTACGAACCAAACAGAAATCAGAATAAACAGCAATTTTTTGATAAGCTAATCGAAAAAATGTTCAGAAATGGAGAGGCGTTGGTTGTTGCGGGAATAGATGGACAGCTCTATGTGGCAGATTCGTTCTGTACAACCAGAAGCGCATTGTACGGGAACACGTACAGCCAGGTGCAGATTGATGATTATACTTTTCAGAGGTCGTTTAGATCCACGGATGTTCTGTATCTAAAACCGAACTGGAAAAATGTAAATACGATATTACAGGGACTATACGGATCCTATGCGAAGCTGATCCAGTACGGAGCAAAGACCTTTATGCAGTCGCATGGATCAAAAGGAACTCTGGACATATCAGCTGTAGCCCAGAACGCAAAAAACTTTGATGATACTCTCAAAAAGCTGCTGAATGATTATTTTAAGACATTCTTTGAAAGCGAAAATGCAGTTCTGCCACTGTTCGAAGGATATACTTTCACAGAAACGAACAGGTCAAAGAACTACAATGAAACAACAACAAGAGACATAAAAGCGCTGTATGATGATGTATTTGACTTTACAGCGAGGGCAATAGGAATCCCTCCGTCAATCCTGAAAGGGGACGTGCAGGACAACAGCAAGGCAATAGACGAACTGCTGACTGTTGCACTGGATCCATTAGCCGGATCCTTAGAGAGCGAAATCAATCGTAAAAAATATGGGAAAGCCGTATTGAAGGGCAGCCGCTGCATGGTAGACACGTCACACGTTAAGCATGTTGACATATTCAGCAATGCGACGCAGATTGACAAGCTGGTACAGTCCGGAACGCATACGATCAACATGATCCTGCGCGCAATGGGGCAACCACAGATCAATGAAGAGTGGGCGAACAAACATTTTATAACAAAGAATTACAGCACAGTACAGGATTTATTGAACAGCCTGGAAGGAGGTGGAGAAAATGGCGGGAATGGAAAAAACACAGAATAAAACAAATTACTGTTTTAAGCAGGCAGCAGATCCGGCGGTACATTTGCTATACATCTATGATGATGTATCAGCATATGGAGAATTTGACTGGAAAACATGGTCATATACCGAAAGTGAGACATCTGCAAAGTATTTCCGCGATCAGCTGGCGGCAATCCCGGAAGACCATACGATTGAATTACATATCAATTCAAATGGCGGATCTGTAAAAGAGGGAGTAACTATCTACAACCTTTTGAAGCAGTCCGGAAGCCATGTAAAAGGAATCGTTGATGGAGTGGCGTATTCCGTAGCTTTTGTGATTTTACAGGCATGTGACGAAAGAATCATGGGCGTAGGAACAACAGCACTGATCCACGAACCATGGGTAACTGCATCCGGAAATGCAAGAGAGCTGAGAAAGACAGCGGATGATCTTGACGTACTTACGGCAAGCAATCGGAAAATCTTCCTTGAGCGTTCAAATCTGGAAGAACAGCAGCTTGCAGACATGATGGAGGCAGAAACCTTCCTGACTCCAGATGATTGTCTGGAATATGGCCTGATCGACAAGGTAGAGGATTACGGACACGCGCCAGAGGGAGACACGACAAAAGAAGGAATGCAGAAACGTCTCCAGGAAGTTATGCAGCACATGAAAGATACGAAGTCTTTCAGAGAGCAGCTGGAACTTATGCAGAAAGGACAGAAACCCGAACCGGGAAAGAAACCGGAAGAACCAGAGAAACACACACTGCAGGGATTTCTGCAGGGATTCAAAAAAGGAGAGTAAAATGAAAAATAAAGATTTTGCCGCATTAAAGAGAACGGAAATCCTCAACAGAATGAACACAGCTGTTGCGGAGAATGATTCAGAAGCGTTTTCAAAAGCATATCTGGAATTATGCCAGGACATTGAGGAGAACGTGCTTGAACAGGCGAAAGAGCTTGTAAATCAGAGCGACATGAACGTACTTGCACAGAGAGGCGTGCGTCAGCTCACAAGCGCAGAAAGAGAATATTATGAGAAAGTAATTGACGCAATGAAATCCGCGGATCCAAAGCAGGCGCTCAACAACATTGAGACTGTTTTCCCGGAGACAATCATTGATTCTGTATTTGAAGAACTGACAACAAATCATCCGCTACTGTCAAAATTAAATGCAACAACTGTAACTGGACTCACAAGAATGATGTTAAACACAAACGGAGAGCAGAAAGCAGCATGGGGCAAACTCAGCAGCAAGATTATTGAAGAACTGACATCCGGATTTAAAGAAGTGGATGTAACACAGGATAAACTGAGCGCATTCCTGCCAGTATCAAAAGCTATGCTTGACTTAGGCCCTGCATGGTTAGATAACTACGTGCGTCAGGTGCTCACAGAAGCTCTTGCAAACGGACTTGAGTACGGAATCGTAAATGGCACCGGAAAAGACATGCCGATTGGAATGGCACGACAGGTAGGAGACGGAGTGAACGTTGTATCTGGAGAATATCCGGAAAAAGAGACTATCAAAATGACAGCTCTTGATATGATCCAGCTTGGGAATGTTACATCTATCATGGCAAGAAACAGCAAAGGCCAGGCAAGAACAGTAGATAACCTGATTATGATCGTAAATCCGGTGGATTACTGGAAGCGAATCCTTCCGGCAACACGCGCAATGTCTCCGGACGGCGTATATGTTTCAACACTTCCGATTCCTCTGGAAATCATCCAGTCGGCAGCAGTTACAGAAGGAACTGCAGTATACGGAATGGCCGGAAAGTATTTCCTTGGTGTAGGAATGTCCAAAAACGGAAAGATTGAGTATTCAGATGAATACAGATTCCTGGAAGATGAAAGAGTGTACCTTATCAAGTTATATGCTCACGGATTCGCACTGGACAACAATGCTTTTGCCGTTCTTGACATTACAGATCTGCATCCGGTTCGCTTCGAGGTTGTAAGCAAACAGGAGGAGCATGTAGATAATGCACTGCTGTCTGATCTGAGAATTGGAGGATTAACTCTCTCACCGAAATTTGACAGCGACACAAACACATACACAGCAAAAACAACAACTGCAACAAACACAATCACAGCGTTCCCGAAATCAGGAACAGCAGCGATTGAAATTACTGCAGGATCCAGTAAAGTAACAAACGGCGGAAAGATCACATGGAACACTGGAGCCAACACCGTAACTGTTAAAGTTACAGACGGAGAACAGACAAAGACATACACCGTAACTGTAACAAAGGAGTGATAAAATGAGTGCTATGTCAGAAAATGATTTATCAAAACTTCTGGAGGATGTCAGAAACTATCTGGACATCACCTGGGACGATCCAAAAGGAGATGAAAAGCTCCAAGGAATGATAAAAAGAGGCATGGCATCATTAGCCGGAAAAATAGGGGAGTGCGATTTCCTGGGAGATACCCAGGAAAGAACGCTCCTTTTTCAGCTTGTAATGTATGAATATTCCGGAGAGTTGCAGCAGTTTTGGGAAAACTACAAAAGCGAGGTCATTGGACTGCAGATAGCAAAGAAGGTGGAAGAATATGCCAAGAGCCAGGCGTAAACAGTTTGAAACGTTTACAGATGGGATACTCAGTATCTGCAAAACAGAAGACAGGGTGATCGTAGATACCAAGCTCAAAGACATTCGTTTCGGAAATCGCACAATCGGAGAGAGACGATATTTTGACGCACAGACAGCAGGAAATAAAATAACAAAATTGTTAAGTATTCCGGCAGCAGTGCTGAACAGGGAAGATATTGAAGCTCTTGACATTGTTATCATTGATTCACAAAGCGGCTGGCTCTGGGACCCATTCGATTTTGAGAGAGATGAGATTATCAATGAACATAATCCGGCAATGTACAAAATAGTGCAGATTCAGGAGAAATTTGACGCTGCACCACCTGCAATATATCTGTCACTGGAAAAAATAGTACAGTTGTATAAAGACAGGAGGGGCGACAATGGCGGATAGTATCAGAATTGATGATCTGGCAGCAGAAATAAATCGCCTTGTTGAAGACTATGGAAAACAATGCACTGAGACAACGAAGGAATGCGTAAATAATGTTGCAAAAAAGACAGTATCAAAGCTAAAACAGACATCCCCGGTAAATACCGGAAAGTATAAAAAAGGATGGAAGAAAACTGTTGTGAAAGAAAATTCTACAAGTTTAGTTATTGCGATCCACGATAAAAAATACTCCCTGGTGCATTTGCTTGAAAAAGGACACCAGAAAAGAGGGGGCGGAAGGGTAGCCGCAATCAAACATGTAGAACCTGCAGAACAGGCAGCAATAGCAGAGCTGGAAAGGGAGATCACGTCAAGGCTATGATGTCAGTTGAAAATATCAAAGAAATGTTGAATGAAATCGGCTTGCCATATGAATACGATCATTTTTCAACTCATAACTGGATAGAGCCGCCCTTTATCGTATGGAGGATTCCGGAAAGTGATAATTTTCATGCGGACGGAATTACATACGCAAAAATCGACGTTCTGAATATCGAATTGTATTCAGACGAAAAGGACTGGAACAATGAAAAGAAGATAGAGGACATCCTGGATAAGTATGGAATCACATACGATAAGACGGGAGAATATCTTGACTCAGAAAAAATGTACGAAGTTTTATACGAAATGGAGGTATAAAGATGGGTAAAAAAGATAACAAAGTTAAGTACAATCTTAAAAACACACATTACGCATTACAGAACGAAGGAGAAGATGGAACAATTACTTTTGAAGCCCCGAAAGCGATTCCGGGATCTGTATCCATATCACTTGACGCAAATGGAGATATTTCACCGTTCTATGCAGACGGAATCCAGTATTATGTGTCAGCCGCAAACAACGGATATGAAGGAGATGCAGAATTTGCATTAATTCCGGATTCTTTCAGACAGGATGTCCTGAAAGAAAAGAAGGACGAAAAAGGTGTACTGCATGAAATCAGTGATTCTACGGATACACAGAAATTTGCACTTCTGTTTGAATTTGATGGAGATCAGAAAGGAATCAGACGAGTTCTCTATAACTGCACAGCTACCAGACCGTCAATCGAATCCGAGACGAAAGAAGATAGTATTGAACCTGGCACAGAAACAATTACGATCAGCAATGCTCCACTTCCGAACGGACGGGTAAAAGCTCAGACAACGGTAGACACAGACGACACTGTGTATAGCGGATGGTATAAGACAGTGTACTATCCAGAAACAATCACAGAAGCAACGCAGGCTGTTAATGTAGATAAAAAAGCCGCAGGAGAATAAGGATGCTGACAAAAACAATTAAAATTGATGATAAAGAGGTGCTTTTTGCCGCTTCTGCTGCAATTCCGAGAATTTATCGGATTCAGTTCCGGAGAGATATTTTTCAGGACATGGCAAAAATTGAAAAGTCCGTAAAAAAATCACAGGATAAGCAGACTGAAACGAAGGTGTCCGAGTCGGACATCCCTATCGAGGATTTAGAGATGTTCGAAAACGTCGCATTCGTAATGGCAAAACACGCAGCACAGAAAAAGGGACAGGATTTCCCGGAAGATGTATACGACTGGTTAGATCAGTTTGATACATTTTCGATTTACACAATTTTCCCGGAGATTGTAAAACTCTGGAACCTGAACCAGCAGACACAGGCAGAAGCAAAAAAAAACTTCGACCAAGTAGCCGGGAAATGACGACACCTCTATTCCTTCTCAGGTGCGCGCAAGTTGGAATAAGTATCCAGGATTTAGACCTTCTGACAGTAGGTCTTGTCCTGGATATTTTTACGGAAAAAAATAACGACGACTATAAATGGCCGAAAATGGCAACTCAGGAGGATATGGATAAATTCTAAACGGAGGTGATAATTTTTGTCCAAAGGCCGCGACATAAGGGGACTTACGATTGAAATTGGCGGCGATACCACAGGACTACAAAATTCACTTAAAAATGTAAATTCACAGATAAAGACCACACAGGCACAGCTGAAAGATATAAACAATCTGCTGAAACTGGATCCTACGAATGTGGAATTATTACAGCAGAAACAGAAAGCGCTTGCTGACGAAATCGAAAGCACGAAAGAAAAGCTGGAAACCTTAAAGACTGCAGAGCAGCAGGCACAGCAGCAGTTTGCAGAGGGAAAAATCTCCCAGGAACAGTATGACGCTCTGAAAAGAGAAATCATTGCAACCGAGGAGAGTTTGAAGTCTCTGGAAAATGAAGCGAAGAATGCACCTACTCAGATGCAGCAGTCGCTTGATGGTCTGAATGCAAAAATAAATACTACACAGACAGAACTCAAAGAAATTGATAAGTTGCTGAAACTGGATCCTACGAATGTGGAATTATTACAACAGAAACAGAGAGCGCTGTCTGATGAAATCGGAAACACAAAAGAAAAGCTGGAACTTCTGAAAAACGAAGAAGGGGAAGTACAGCAGAAATTCCAGGAGGGAAAAGTATCCCAGGAACAGTATGACGCTCTGAAAAGGACAATTATAGAAACAGAACAGAGCCTGCAATCACTTGAGAATGAAGTTGGATCAGGATCCGCAAAACTGGCCGAGATTTCTGAAACATCCGGGAAAATAGGGGAGTCGCTGACATCTGCCGGAGAAAAAATGCTTCCGGTTACGGCGGCAGTGACAGGACTTGGAACAGCAGCAGTAAAGACTGCAGCAGATTTTGACAGCTCCATGTCCAATGTGGCCGCAATATCCGGATCATCTGCGGAAGACATGGATAAGTTGCGAGAACGTGCAAGAGAGATGGGAGCACAGACAAAATTCTCTGCAAAAGAAGCCGGAGACGCTATGGGATACATGGCAATGGCCGGATGGGATGCACAGCAGATGTACGACGGCCTCCCTGGAATTATGAATCTTGCGGCAGCATCTGGAGAAGACCTTGCAACTACGTCAGATATTGTTACAGACGCACTCACAGCCTTCGGAATGGAGGCAGAAGATAGTTCTCATTTTGCGGATGTATTGGCACAGGCATCATCCAGCGCTAATACGAACGTTGGAATGATGGGAGAAACATTCAAGTATATTGCACCGGTAGCAGGTGCACTTGGATATAGCGCAGAAGATGCAGCAGTCGCTATCGGCCTTATGGCGAACAGCGGAATCAAAGCGTCGTCAGCCGGAACGCAGTTGAGATCATCCCTGACAAACATGATAAAACCGTCAAAAGATGTTGGAGACGCAATGGAAAAGTGGGGATTCTACGCAACAGAATCGGCTACGTCTATAGATCAAGCTAAAATTGACAAGCAAATGCTCAGAGTGCAAAAAGCTTCACTGGCAGCAGATAAAGCACAGCAGGCTTACAATGATGCGGTATCAAAGTACGGATCTGAGTCAACAGAAGCCTCAAACGCTGCCGCAACGTTGGAAATAAAGCAAACAGAGCTTGCGACTGCAAACGAAACACTGACTCAGCTGCAGGAGGGAACCACAGAAAATGTAAGACTGTACAATAAAGCACTGCAGAACGAAGATGGCAGCATGAAAACACTGCGTGAAACCATGGATTTTTTACGCGAAACCATGGGAGGAATGACAGAAGCAGAGCAGACGCAGGCAGCGACAGCTATCTTTGGAAAAGAAGCCATGAGCGGCATGCTCGCAATAATCAATTCATCAGATGAAGATTACCAGAAACTTATAAAAAATATTGATAATTGCAAAGGATCCGCTGAAAACATGGCTGAAACCATGCAGGATAATCTTTCTGGACAGCTTACAACTTTGCAGAGTGCCTTGCAGGAGCTGGCAATTGCCTTCGGAGAAATCCTGATGCCATATATCAGAAAAGCGGTAGAGGTTATTCAAGGGTTTGTTGAAAAGCTCAATGGAATGAGTGAAGGACAGAAGAAAGTAGTTGCTACAATTGCACTGATAGTCGCCGCGATTGGTCCGTTGTTGATAATGGTTGGAAAGGTTGCAACCGGAATATCTGCAATTACAGGACTGTTTTCTAAGATGAAAACTTTAACAACAATAACGAGTATTATTGGAAAGCTAAAAGGTGCTTTTACCGCACTGTTTGGAGTAATAGCCGCAAACCCAGTTATTGCTGTCATAGCCGCGATTGTGGCAGCTCTGGTATTGCTGTACACAAAATGCGAATGGTTCCGGGATGCAGTAAATGCAGTCGTCCAAAAAATTGTATCGTTTTTTACAGATACAATACCGCAGGCGTGGAGCACACTGATGGATTTTCTCTCAGGAGTTCCGGAATGGTGGTCTGGAATCTGGCAGCAGGTATCAGACTTTTTCATGCAGATATGGGATGGAATTGTAAACTTTTTTACCGTAACAATACCGCAGGCATGGAACAACGTTGTTACATTTTTTGCAGGTGTTCCGGCGTGGTGGTCCGGCATCTGGCAGCAGGTATCAGATTTCTTTACAAATATCTGGACAACAATGATGCAGAATCCGGTTATATCCGGAATTGTGACAACGATCACAACACTATGGCAGAATGCAGTTAATACACTGCAGAACATCTGGCAGGGACTTGTAACGATTGCACAGGGCGCATGGGAACTGTTGAAAAATACAATTCTTGCACCGGTGATCTTACTGATTGACCTGGTAACAGGAAACTTTGATAAGCTCAAAACAGACGCATCAAATATCTGGACAAATATCAAAGACGCAGCGCAAACAATATGGACCGGAATTAAGCAGGTTGTGTCCACTCTGGCAAAAGGGCTTGTTACCGCAGTCACAACATTATTTACAGGATTCCGGGACACAGTATCAAAAATCTGGGATTCTGCTTCTCAGGCAGCAGCAAAAGCATGGACAGCGATCAAAGGATTTGTTGTTAATAATGCGAAAAAACTGAAAGAAAGCGCAACAGAAGCAATCCAGAATTTAAAGGACAGAGCCTCAGAACACTGGGATAACATCAGAGAGAGAACGTCCGAAACGTGGCAGAACGTAAAGGAAACAGTTATACAATACGCTGGAAACATGAAAGACAGAGCTGTTGATACATTTAACAGCGTTGTATCTGGAATATCCGGAGCACTGTCAGGCGTATATTCTGCTGTTGTAAATGGATTTTCTAGCGCAATCAGTTATATAACGGGATTGCCAGGACAGGCGGTTCGATGGGGGCAGGATTTCGTGAATGGTATTGCAAACGGAATCAGGAGCTGCATAGGTAACGTAACGAATGCAGTATCAAACGTGGCGAACACAATCAGATCGTGGCTGCATTTCTCAAGACCGGATGAGGGTCCGCTACATTACTATGAAGAATGGATGCCGGACTTTATGAAAGGTCTTGCGACAGGAATTGAAAAGAGCCAGGGACTTGTTGCTGACGCAATGAAAGATGTTCAGATGGATATGCAGTTAGACACAAGCTCAATGAAACCAGCTAATAATCTGAACAAAACAGATATTACAGGAATAACCGGAATGCTGGCACAGCTGATCCAAGTAATGAGCGCAGGACAGGAAATCTATTTCGACAACAAAGAATGGGCTGGAAAACTTGCACCCGCAATAAATACAGAACTTGGAAGAATAGCAAAGGAGGCGGCGTATAGATGAATAATGTATTAACAATAAAAGCAACAATTACAGTTGAAAATACAGGGAAAGTCATTGATACGCTGGACGACTGGGGATGTGCGATTGGAAATAACAATTACATCAAAGAGCCGGACGTAGAAACATATTACATTGATATTCCAGGCGCAGACGGATTTCTGGATGGATCGGAAGCGATAACAGGAAGAACAATCTATAAATCAAGAGAAATTGATATTTTGCTTGGGGGAAAGAAACCAAGGAAAGATTGGGACAGCTTTATCTCAAACATTCGAGGACAGCTGCATGGAAAGAATGTGAGAGTAACGTTTTCGAATGATCCGGCGTATTTCTGGACCGGCAGAGCATATATTACAGACTTTGACCGTTCCAGAGAGGTGGGACAATTTCATTTGAGCATTCCAAAGGCAAACCCGTACAAATATTCACTTGCAGATTCAACAGAGGACTGGCTCTGGGATCCATTTGATTTTGAAACAGGTGTAATAGATCAGGGAGCCGGAATTACAATTTCTGGCTCCGGATCATACACAATATACGCCGGAGATATTGCAATTGTGCCAGTGTTGAATGTAAAAAGCATAGGCGCAGCAGGTTTAAAAGTTACAGGATGCGGAGAGACATACACATTGACACTTGGGAGAAACAGATTCCCAGATATCGTTGTATTTGGAACAGATGAAACTCTGGAATTTTCCGGATCCGGAACACTGGATATTGTTTACAGGAGGGGATCATTGTGATTTATAAAATTAAATTAGATGGGAAAGTCCTGTATTATCCAGGTGACCGGCAGGCAGCAGTTATCAATCCGGAACTGGATTTACAGACTGGATATGCGGGGGAACTTACTTTAAAGGTTCCGCCGCTAAATCCGCTATACGGGGAAATCCACAACAGAAAAAGTATGGTTTCTGTATACAGAGGAAATACAGAAATTTTTTACGGAGAAGTCCGCACACGCGAGAAAGACCGATTTAAGAACCAACCGGTGAAAGCAACCGGAGCATTGTCTTTCCTTGCTGACAGCATCCTGCCACAGCAGGAATGGCACGATATATCCCCACGAGATCTGTTAGACGCATGGTTACAACTTCACAATAATCAGGTGGAAGACAGAAAAAAGATATATACAGGAGTCGTAACGATCCACGACAGTAATGATTCTTTGTACAGAATTACAGACAGAGAGAACACACTGGAAGCAATCCGGGATAAATTAGTTGACCGCCTGGGAGGATACCTGCGGCTCAGGCACGAGAACGATAAACTGTATCTTGACTGGCTGACTATTCAGGAATACGGAAAATATTGTGAACAGCCTATACAATTCGGGGAAAACCTGATGGATTATTCAGAGACAATGACAGCAGATGATGTTATCACAGCTCTGATTCCGCTGGGGGCAGCAATCGAACAGGAAACAGACGAAAACGCATCCGAATTTGAACGACTTGAAAAAAATGTTGATATTACATCAGTAAATGATGGAAAAGACTACATATACAGTAAAGAAGCAGTTGAAAATTTCGGATGGGTATGGAGAACAGAAAAATGGGACGACGTATCAGTTCCGGCAAACCTGTTAAAGAAAGCAACTGAATTTCTGACAAGTAACCAGTATGAAAGTCTTGTTATTTCGCTGACTGCCGTAGACCTGTCTTTATTCGGACAGGATTACGATTCGTTTGACATAGGGGACAGAGTGCTTTGCAATGCGATTCCATACGGAATGAAGAAAGTTCTTCCAGTTATGGAAATGAAAATACCATTGCAACAGCCAGATCAGGCGCAGCTGACACTTGGAGAAAACCTGCAGCAGTCTTTTACAGATCAGACATCCGGAACATTCACACAGATCAGACAAGAGACAACAGACGCAGGCAGAGTTCAGACAGAATGGATGAAGTCTGCAATTGATAACCTTACGAAGCAAATGACGGGAGCAAAAGGTGGATATAAGCTCACCGAATTTGATGAAAACGGTCTCTGGCTCAGAGATCTGTACATGGACGCACCGGATAAAAACCAGGCAACAAATATACTGCAGATAAATAAAAACGGAATCGGAGGTTCACACAATGGCTATGCCGGTCCATATACCGTCGGCATGACTTTAGACGGAACCATTCTGGGAGAGAGAATCCTTGCCGGTTCAATTAAAACAGAAGCCCTGTCAACAGAATGTAAAAATTACATTGAAACAAAAATATCTGACGGGGACTCAGAAAATAAAAAAGCAATATTAAAAGAGGTCACAACGTCCATAGAAGCCATGGATGGGAAAATAACTCTTTCTGTATCAAGTCTGGAGCAGCAGTTAGAAAGAAAATCCGGAAACTGGTATGGAAATTATGAGCCTACTTCCGGAAACAATCCGGCCTCAGCCTGGACAACTGATGAATTGAGACAGGAGCATGAAAGAGATCTCTTTTTCAATACCACAACTGGCTATGCTTATCAGTATCAGAAAAATGATAGTAATGAGTATGGATGGGTAAGGGTAAAAGATAAGGACATTGAAGCAGCTCAGAGTACAGCAGAATCTGCACTTTCAAAAATTGAAGTACAGGAAGGACTCATAACTGCAGAAGTATCCAGGGCAAAGGGAGAGGAAGAAAAACTCAGATCAGCAATAACGCTGACCGAGACAAATATCCTCTCAACAGTGTCGAAGACATATACGACACAGGAAATGGCAAATAAACTCTATGCAAACGCAGTGCAGGAAGGCCAGGACGCGGCAGATCAGGCAGAAAAGAATGCAAAAGACGATACAGATACAAAGCTGAAAAACTATTCTACGACAGTAGAAATGAACAGCGCAATCAATCAGGCGGCGGATAGCATTTCCCTGGAAGTATCAAAAAAATATGCTACAACCGGACAACTTGAAGAAAAATATACAGACGCAGTAAAAGCCGGGCAGACTGCGGCAGATCTGGCAGAGAGCAATGCCACGAAAGCTGGCCAGAACGCAGCAGATCAGGCGGAAAAGAATGCGAAAGCAGATACAGACACAAAGCTACTGAATTATTCGACGACACTGGAAATGAACAGCGCAATTAAACAAGCTGCAGATAACATTTCCTTAGAGGTGTCAAAAACCTATACGACAACAGTGCAGGTGGAAGAAAAATACAAAGACGCAGTAAAGGCAGGACAGACGGCAGCAGCCAACGCAGAAACAAATGCCACGAAAGCCGGACAGACTGCGGCAGATCAGGCAGAAAAGAATGCAAAAGCAGATACAGATACAAAGCTGAAAAGTTATTCTACAACAGAACAAATGAATACAGCTATAAAACTGGCAGTAAACAACATCACTCTTGAGGTAACAACCGTACGCCAGGCAGTATCTGAGAAAAATGGCAATTTCTACGGAAGCAAAATCCCGACAACATCAAATGAACCAGCCTCAGCCTGGACGACTGATGATTTAAAATCTTTGCATGTCGGGGATATTTACTATGATATTACAACCGGATATGCGTATAGATACACATACAAAACTCCGGGATTAAAAATCACATTTTCATCCGATTCGAGGACAGAGAGTGTAAATTACGATTATGTAAAGATTTATTACAACGACAACGGAACTATGAAACTTGCGGGAAAATTCGGAGGGACTGATATAGCAGGAGCTTCCGTCTTTGTTCCGACATCAGAATTTTATGTATATTGGCGTACAGATAGCTCAAGCTGCAACTTCTACGGATTCAGCATAGCATCAGTGACAAGTACATCAGGAGAAGGAACCGGAACTGCGGAATCATTGCCAAACTACACAGTAACAGAATTGTCAAAAGGAACATATCCGGAGAGTCCGAACCATGGAAATTACGGAAACAACATCAATTTGCTTTGGAAGTGCTCAGGGACGACATCCGGAAGTAAAACAGCATCATGGGAAAGAATCCAGGATCAGGACATTAGCGTTGCAAAAGCGCAGGCGGACGCTGCAAAAAGCACTGCGGATGCAGCGAAAGATACTGCAGATACTGCGAAAGATACAGCGGACACTGCAATATCCAGAATTACCGTAGCAGAAGGCTCTATCACATCAGAGGTATCGAGGGCAAAGAATGCAGAAAGTGGTCTTAGTTCTCGGATCACGCAGACCGAGACTTCAATCAGCAGCAAAGTTTCAAAGGGAGATATTGCATCATCAATTAACCAGACAGCGCAGAGCGTTAAGATTAACGCATCAAAAATTGACTTCAACGGTTTGGTTACTGCGAATACTTATTTTAAAATTAACACAGACGGTTCATTTGCAGCGAAGAAAGGAACTATCGGAAATTTTACGGTTACAAGCGGAAAAATAACCACCGGATATGCAACGTTAAGTATGCGATCACATGCTTTCATTTTTGATGGAGGGTTAGAGATACATACGGGTACTTCAACGTTTTCGGATGGTTCTGACGCATTTAAAGTATTTAATCTTTCCCATGTGACATCTGGAGGCCATATGGTATTTGCAAGAGACGGAGCAACAGTGGCTTATTTGTCATCATCATCCAAGCGATATAAAGATCATATTGCAAACGTGACATTAGATGAAGCGAAAAGAATGCTGAATGTTCCAGTGATATGGTTTAAATACAAAGAAAATTATCTCAGTCCAGAAGACTGGTTAAACGGAAAGAAAATGCCGGGATTTTATGCAGAAGACATATACAGCATTTTCCCGGAAGCGGCACAGTTAAATGAAAAAGGAGAACCGGAAGACTGGAACTTTCGTGTATTAATTCCGGTAATGCTTAAACTGATTCAAAATCTCTATGAGGAAAAGGAGAAAACAGCATAATGAATGAAGTAAAAGAAAAGGACAATAAAGAAACTATTAAGGAAGAAACAAAGGTGTCCGAGTCGGACACAGAAGAAAGCACCGCACAGGAACGGAAAGAGGAAAATAATACAGTAGAGAAAGCAGTAGAAGCTCCTCCACTGGGAGCAATCTTGGACAAAAGAACAGAAGAAATTCGAAACGTAGTATTCGGAGCAATGGCACAGTATGGAATCCCTGCGTCATTAATGGATTACATGCTTACCTCTGTTCTGTCAGAAGTAAGAGATTTAAAGTCAAAAGAATATTCAGACTGCCTTGTAAATAAGGGGGAATAAAAGTGGCAAATGTAAAAAAATATACAGACCAGATTGCAAAAGCACAAAAAGGGCGAGATGTCAGAGATGCGATTGTTAATGCGATAAATGCAGTCTCGGATGAAAACAACGAATACAATCAGGTTAAAACTGACATTCTCGAAGCGCAGACAGATATAACCGAAAAAGTAGCGAAAAACGAACATACAGAACAGAAATTTGTAGCAGATGTAAAGAAAGCGGAAACCTTGAAACAGGGTCTTGATTCGAATATCGAGCAGGGAACTGCTTTAAAAAGTCAGCTGGATACCGCAGTCTCAACGGCGAACACAGCAAAAAAGAATCTGGACAGTACAAATACAACGGCTGCACAAAGAAAAACTGATCTGGATGGATCCATAAGCACCGCACAGACGTTAAAAGGAAATCTGGAATCAGATATTTCTCAAGGAAAGACATTAAAACAGGGACTTGACTCTGATATTACACAGGGAACTGCTTTAAAAAGCCAGCTGGATACCACAGTCTCAACAGCAAATACAGCAAAAAAGAATCTGGATGATTCAAACACAGCGGCCGGAAAAACCAAAACCGACCTGGATTCATCAAATGCAACTGCGACACAGACAAAATCAGGATTGGATTCAACAAATAAAACCGCCTCTAATCTGAACACATCCCTGGGAGAAAAAATCACAGAAGGAACACAGCTGCAGGCAGATCTCCAAACGACCGGAGAAACTGCGGTGAACAATTTACAGACAGAAGCAAATAAACAGATTCAGAATATTACTGCAGCAGGTGGAGGAATTGAAAACGCACTTTCAAATTTCTTTGCCCTCCGCAGGACTGGAAAAGTATATACAACGAGAATCTACAAGTATGACACTTCTACCAGTCCAACAGGCGTGAAACTGAACGACAATGAAGGACTGGTGAGAAAACCGTCCACAAATACAGCAATCGGACAGGATGATTACAGGGAGATTGGCGTATTCATGCACTTTCCATGTAATTTTACCGTAGATAATAAAGGCTTTAACCATGTGACTGCACTGCAGGGACAACCGGATTTCAAAAAGACCGGAAAAGTAGATGTGGGAGAGGTCACAATGTCCGCATGGGTTGGAATCACAGACAATCCTGAGTATGTAGATTATCATTATTCAGACAGTTCGAACGAAGCCCTTGGCCTTAGACCAATGGGAGAGTCAATTAATCCAGACGGAACAATTTCACCTTTTATGATCCACGGAAAATACGGAGCCGGAGACATTGATGGAGTGCCGTACAGCTCCGCTGGATTGATTCTGGCAAACGGAAGCCAGAAAGGAGGAAAACCAGTATCATACACAGGGCTGATCGCATACATGAGAAAGAAAGGCTCAATGTACGCGGGAACAACAAACTGGGATCTCTTTTACAAACAGCTCATGATGATTATTTTATATGCAACAACGAACAGCCGAAGCGTTATGGCTGGATGTAATTCTTATTCAATGCAGGAAATGGCAGCAGTTGCAGAAACCGGAGTAACAAGAGTGATTCTCCCAAAAGCAAAAGCCAACAATTATATTGTTGGGTCTTATGTATCTGTCGGGGATATTGGTTCAAATACAAATAAAGATAGATATTACGCATACATGCACAACCTCGCATATGATGTGAAGATCTTGAAGATTGAACCGGTAGACGATACAAATTCTGCAATATATTTGGACACAGAACCATTCAACACGACATTAACGACCTGCATCTCAACAATGCCATGGCGGACCGGCTCAACCGACAGCGTGCTTGGATCAGATGGATCACCGTTCTCGAATACAGATAACAAGAATCCATTCAAGATCCAGGGAATCGAAACTGGATACGGTGCTTATGAAGTCCTCAGTAATGTATTTATGGATATTGTTACAGATGAAGACGGAACACCAAAGAGAGACGTATACATCTGTATGGATGCGTCACTGCTTACAACGGATATGAATGCAGCAAAGACACGATACAAGAAAGTAGCGGCTCAGGTAACATACACAGCAGCATCATGGAAATACATCTCAAAATGCTTTGTTGATCCAGCCCTGGGAATCATGGTACCGACGGAAACAAAAGCCGGAAGTACAACAGGATTCTGCAATGGACTGTATACAGATTCAGGCACGAGCGGCCAAAGAGAATGGCTGTCTCTGGGCCATCTGGGCAGTGGCGCGATTTACGGCCTCTGGTTTCTGCTTGCGAACTATGGCGTTGGCTATGCGTCCTGGTTTATCGTTTCCGGCGTTTCACCGAACGGCACACGGGGTGAATGGCAGGCGGCAGCCTGACAGAGGGGCTGTCCCCTCTATGTAACTGATAACTAATCAACTTCGAAAAAGCAGAATAGCAATAAATTACGGACTTGTAACACGAGGTAGCGGTTCCTGTTCCCTAGCTGTCCCTGGGCAATCTGAACAATGGCACGATTTACGGCCTCTGGATTCTGAATGCGAACAATGGCGTTGGCAATGCGAACTGGAATATCGTTTCCGGATTTTCTTGAAAATGATTTGATATTTGTGTTACATTTCGCTCCGCAGGACGGAGCCTGCAACAGCAGCGTGGGGCATCACCGAAATTTGATTGAAGCCGAACCTTGTGATCGGGAGCATAGGGGCCTGAGACAAGGACCATGAATGCAGTTGATTCATGTGTGGGGTGAGTAGAAACACCGAAAACCCCTTATATCAAGAAACGAATGAAACGGTATTGTAAAAACATAACATTAGATCAGAACTTTATAACCGCATGTATCTACGAATGTCTAAGCGATAAATGGAACCGTATGGATACAGCCAGATTTCTGGCAAACTATACGAATATCATTACAGCCAGACAGATACACAGAATTATAAAAGAAAACCTTAAAGACTGGTTACATAATTTAGTCTGCACAGCAGCGGCAGGAATGGAAGAAGAAATAAAACTTAGAAAAGTATCTTTTGATCCTATAAAGACAAGCGCAAGACTGGATGGAAATTCAGGAAAAGTAAGAGATATAGGCGTTGAGTGCATAAAACAGCAGATATACGATTATGTAGCCACAAACGGATTGAGAGAACTATTTGAAAGAAAAATAGGAACTTATCAGTGCGCAAGTATTCCAGGAAGGGGACAGGTTTATGGAAAGACAGCAATTGAGAACTGGATCCGTAAGAATCCGGGCAAGACCAGAATAGCAGCAAAGGGAGACGTCCGGAAATGTTATCCATCCATTAACAGGAGAAAACTGAAAAGAATGTTAGAGAAGCAGGTCAGAAATGAGGATCTGCTTTATTTGACTTTTGTTTTAATTGACTCATTCAATCAGGGACTGTCAATTGGAACATACTTGAGCCAATGGCTCTGTAATTATTATCTGAGCGCAGCTTATCATTATGCTGCTGAAAAGCTGTTCAAGAGGAAGAAACACCGAGACGGAACAATAGAAGAAATCAGGCTGATTAATCATGTCTTGTTCTACATGGACGATTTCCTGCTGATTGGAAGCAGAAAGGCAGACGTAAGAAAAGCAATGAAGCTTTTGATTAAGTACATGAATGAGTATTTAGATCTGACGGTAAAACCAGATTGGAAGTTATTCCAGATCGACTGGATAGACAAAGACGGGAAACATCATGGAGAACCTATTGATATGATGGGATTCAAAATCTATCGGGATCACACAGAGGTAAGACGGAGCATTTTCCTGAGAGGACGCAGGGCATTTGTAAAAGCTGGGAAGTATGTGGAGAAAGGAAAAGCGATACCATTAGATCTTGCGTACCGGTGTATAGCATATTACGGATGGTTCAAACATTCCGATTCTGAATATTTCAGAGAAAAGTATAACGTAGATAAAATATTTGAGAAAGCGAAAAGGAGGGTAAGCCGTGAAAGCAAGATTTACAGAAAAACAGAACCCTGTAACCTGGAATACGCTGCCTGACGGAAACGTGGATGTAATGATATGTCTGAATGAAAAGACTGTTACAGAAACTTATCCGGATACGGATCCGGAGACAGAACAGACAGTATTCGAATATGATTTTAACCAGTTCCGGGAAAAACAGGAGAAGATCTCAGAGGAAACTGTAAGAGCATCACCGGAAAAATATCTGAAATATATTCCGGAGAAAGAAAAAAGCACTGAACAGAAATTTGCAGAGCAGGCAGAACAGATCGAAATGTTGAAAGACTGCCTGCTGGAAATGAGCGAACAGGTTTATGCGTAGAAATTTAATTATAATGTTATTGAGCAAAGGAGATAAAGAAATGATGGCAAAATTATGGGTTACTGAAATTTTAAGTAAAGATACTATTGAAGAAGCAAAAGAGGAATATAACAGAGTTCCACGTCTGTTAAAAGAAAAGGTAAAAAAACTTCTTATTGATGCAGGCATGGAGGAAATTACTGAGTAATCGGGAAGCATGACTAAATTACAAATTATTAGCAGGCAATGGTCTTCTATTTATGATTTACTGCTGTATATTCAAGACAAAGAGAAAGCAAAACCTCTGGAGGATATACAGCAAGATTTAGACATAATTGAGTATTCCTGCCGCAAATATGCAGACGTAGATGATGAGGAAATAAGCATGGAAAATGAACAGATTTCAAGAGCAGAACATGAGGAGTTCCGCAAAAGAATTGAGGCAGAAGACAACCGACAGAACAGACGGATTGAAATTCTGGAAAACAGTGTTCAACAGCTCCAGGAATTAGTTACATCTGTACAGACGCTTGCAAACAACATGGAGAACATGGTGAAAGAGCAGGGACAGCAGAGCGCAAGACTGGAAGCTCTTGAGTCAAGAGACGGGGAAAAGTGGCGGACAGTAACAAGTTACTTATTAACAGCTATATTAGGTATTGCAGTTGGAATTATTGCAAAACAGTTTGGACTATAAGGAGGAGCAAAATGTTTAAAAATTGCGTATTTAAGCCAAGCGTGGACACAGTGAAATGGTGGAAGAAAGCAGGAATCAGAGCTGTAAAGACAATGGCACAGACTGCAGTGGGCGTGATCGGAGCCGGAAGCGTGATCTCTGCAGTAGACTGGAAGATGGTTGTATCGTCCGCAGTAGTGGCCGGAGTTGTAAGCCTGCTCACAAGTGTCGCAGGAATCCCGGAAGTAGAGGCAGACGAAAACCTGTTTTCTGACGGAACAAAATAATTTGCATAGCCCGGTATAATGCCGGGCTTTTTTCTGGAGGTAAATATGGAAATCAAAGGAATTGACGTTTCGTCGTGGAATGGCGCGATCGACTGGCAGAAAGTAGCAAATTATGGGATGGGTTTTGTTATCCTTAGAATTACAGAAAAAGGTAACAAAACGGACAGCTCTTTTGAAAGAAATTATGCAGGCTGTATAACTCATAACATTCCTGTGGGTGTATATAAATACAGTTACGCTACAAATATTTCTGAAATCAAATATGAAGCGGAAACAGTGATAAATGTATTGAAACAGAGAAAACTGGATTATCCAATATTTTTAGATATTGAAGATAAATGCCAGGAAAATTTATCGCAGAATCTGATGATGCAGATGATTAACACTTTCCATGATATTGTTATCAGAGCCGGGTACAAGTTTGGCATTTATTGTGGCTATTACTGGTACAAAATGAAATTGCCGGAAGATGCAAAGAAATATGACTGTTGGCTGGCAGCATATCCGTCACAGGATGATGGAACCATGCAGGAAAGATTGAAACCATCTGCCGGGATTGGCTGGCAATATTCAAGCAAAGCAAAGATTCCAGGTATTACCGGAAGCGTAGACCGGAATATTTTTTATAAAGACTATACCACTGATATAAAAAATAAGAGTGAGGTGGAAAGTGCAGTGAAGAAAACAAAAGCGCAGATCATTCAGAATATCATCAATGATGCAATTGAATTTGCGGTAAACATTGCGAATGATAATGGACATGGTTACAGTCAGAGAATCAGAAGTCTGTATGAGATTAATGATCCTAAATCATTTGACTGCTCAAGTCTGGCGTGTACAGCATATTACTATGCGTTCCTGAAAAATGGACTGACCGCGCAGGCAAGATACCTGAAAGAACATTGTAGTTATACGGGCAATATGCTGAATATGTGTAACTGCGGTTTCGAGATTGTAGCAAGAAACCAGACTGCACACAGCCAGATGCAGAAAGGCGATCTTGAACTGAATACGACTTATCATGTTGCCATGGCTATTGATAAGGACAACATTGTACATGCCAGATCATCTGAGGGGACAACCGACACAAAAGACAACAGTGGTAATGAAATCAGAACTCAGCCGTGGTATCTGTATAGTCACGGATGGACTCACCGTTTGAGATTTACGGGTAATGGTATTGACTTTACTACATTAACTACTGATACCGACAAATCAACAACCAAAACGACACCGACAGGGGGAAAATATATGTTCACACCAGAAACTGTACAGTTAGGAAGCAAAGGAACATCTGTGCTACTCTTGCAGGAGATTCTTATTGCAAGAGGATACAAAGGAAGAAACAGCAAACCACTGACTTTAGACAGAGAAGCTGGGGACAATACGATCTATGCACTTAAAGCATACCAGAAAGACAGAAATGGAGCCCTTGAAGTTGATGGAGTATGCGGACCAGCAACATGGAAAGATCTGATTGCAATTTGATAAACAAAAAGCTCCTGAAATAATCAGGAGCTGTATTTAGTAGTAACTGTGAATAACCAACAGG